ATCTTTATGTTTTCCAAAGTAACAAATGTAACTTTAATTTTTTTTCTTATAAGATCAACGTAAAGTCCTCTAAGTATTCTATAACAATAATAGTAATTAATGTCTTCGTTGTAGGAAAAGTCTACACCTTTTTGTGTGTTTTTTATCAGTAATATATACAACTCTGATACGATGTCTTCTATTTCAGTTTCTCGTAAACCACCAAAAGACCTGACAATCTCTATCCATTTTTCGTGTCTGTCATAAGCCTTTTCAACTGGTGTTTTCAAAATGGAAAGTTTAACTGTTCTATTATAGATTTTTTAGTAGTTGTTTGATTTTCTAATTTGTATCCTACATTATTTACAATGCTTTCTAAAACAAGTGGACTATCAAATCCTGTAGGCTTCGTACCAGTATCGTGGTCTTTGATTTTCTTACAATGCAGCTCTGTGTATATCCATCTTTGCTCGTGCTGAGTAAGTCTGTGTATTGTATAAAAATCATCTGTTCTGTTTCCGTAAACATTTCCACCTTCTACATCTGACATAGCAAGTGGCAAAGGATGTCCGACATATTCGTGTCCTGTTGCATATCTTTTTCTAAAAGCTTCTGTTACTGAGTGCATTATCAACCAGATACCGACTTTATATTTTTTTACAAAGATTCTAAAGTCTGTCATCATTTCATAAAGATACTCGTATGCGTTACTGAACTTCATCATACTTTTATTTTTCCTTAGACTGTTTATTGGGTCTATAATAAGACAATCAAAACCAGACTGAGAGTATATAACTTCGCATAAAGATAATAATTCTAAATAATCATAATTCTTTTCGCAATCAATAAATTTAAAATGCTTATTTACAAACGTAGAGTGTTTGTGTAATTCTTGTTTTGATATTTTATTAATTGGTTTACTTGCTTTGTATTCAACAAGTTTTCTTATTATAGAGTAAGGTTCGTTTTCAGAAGAAAATACCAGGAACTTAATTTTGTGCTTTTGTGCAAAGAGCATCATAAAAAAAAGTATAACAGATGTTTTACCTACGTTTGCGTGACCAGCAAAACAAGTAACATTTTTTTTGAAGCGTATGACATTATCTATTTCTTCAATGCCGATTTTTGGTGCTTCTTTAAGTATACCTTGTCTTATTTTATCAACTTTGTCTAACTCATCTCCAAAGTTTATAAGCATTTGTTGTTTTGTTTATCAGTGCTTACTTTTTAAAAAGGTAAATCATTACTTACATTTCTGTCTATGTTTTGATCCTGTAAAGTAAGTTCTTCATTATAATTAATTTTACGCCCTGCAATAGTAGTAAAATATTTTGTTTCACCTTCTGGACTTTTCCATTCACGACCTTTAAGACTAAAAGTAACTTTGACTTCATCGTTTATATTATAGTCATCTAATAGATGGCAGTTTTTTGCTGTAAACTCTAATTGTATTTTTTGTGGATAATCTTCTTTTGTCTCTAAAAGTAACTTTCTTACTTCAAAGTTTTTTTCTCCAAATGTTTTTGTTTCTCCAATTTGTTTTATAGTTCCTGTTATTTCCATTTTATTTATCTATTATATTAAAATATTTGTTTGTTAATTGTTCAACTTCTTCCTGTGTAATTTTACCTGCAATAAAAGCTTGTGATGCTTCTTTAAATGCAACTTGCATTAATATACTTCTTCCAGTATCTAATCTAACATTATAGTCAGTTTTCTCTTTATTGTAATTGTTATACATACTTGCTTTTTTCAAGTCTTTGAATTTATAGTCTCCGTTTTTTTGTTGAAGATAATCATATTCTACTTCGTCACCTTCACTAAAAGATATTTTAGAGCTGTAATAAAATGCAGTATGTTTGGTTGTTTCTATTTTGTAAGTATATATGTTGTCTCCAAACGGAGGTTTATCTTGTTTATATATTTTTTTAATTTGTGCCTTGTGTTTCATTTGATATTATGTTTGAATTCTTGTATTTATTTTTTACTAATCTAATAGTTATTTTTAATTCTTCTATCTTTTTGTCTTGTCTTACTATATGTTTACTAAGATAGTTAATTCTATTGTGTAGCCTTTGAATTTCTTTATTAAATTCTTCTTTTGATAAGTGTAGATTCATAATTCAATATCTGTATTTTTACAACTCATTGAACAGTATCCACCTTGTTTTATAAAGGTTTCATCTACCATAGGTTTTCCACACAGTACGCATTCTTCATCGTATTGTATAGGAATGTATTCTAAGTAATTCATTTTGTTTGGTTTTTAATTATTCTATAAATTGTATCTGCTGTAAGCTTTGCATCTATGCTACCTTGCTTGTAGCACTTCAGTAAAGTGTTTATTAATTCTTTGTTTTGTTTTATCATAATGTTTTGTTTTTAAATATATCCATTTTCAATAAGGTATCTTTCATCAAAAAATTCGAAACTTGGATTTCTTTTTTCTCGTATTGCTTCTTTTTTTGTTTTAACTTCAACACAGAATCCAGTCTCCTTACATACTACCATATAAGGTAAATCATCTCCACTTTCTATATAAAATGTAAAATCTCTAGGGTCTAAATCTACCCAGTCTGTTGTGTTGTCTTTTAAATTACTCATAATTGTTTTGTTTTATACAAATATAATTAAAAAATGTTAATAAACAAAAAAAAGGGGAAAAATTAATTCCCCCTCTTTAAAACAAAACAACTTACTTGATAAGTTCTACAAAGATAATCTTTTATTTTCTACCTGCAATAGTTTTTTATACTTTTGTAATAAGTCTTGTAAGTCGTTTACAGAATACTTAACTGTTTCTTTAGAAAGCTTGTATAGTCTTTTAGCAAGACCTTTTTTTTTGCGATCTAATGCAAGTCCGTACTCGTATTGTTTTCCGTATCTGTATCTATTATCGTATCTTGATTGTGGGTGTACGTTGTCTTCGTGCCACCTGGTAGACATCTCTTTGCGAGATATGAAATGACCTGCATCTACTTCACTATAATGAAACTTACGTCCAGATGTTATACAAGTAACATTCCCTTTACTGTCTGCATTTTTTTTGCGTATGTATTCAGAGAATACTGTATCTAGTCTTTTAATAAGTCCTTTACGAGATACCTTTCTCATAGTATAAATTTATTATAATTAAAAGAAAAGAAAAAGAAAGTAGGCAAAGAAAAAGAAAAGAAAAAGCCTACAAAAAGAAAATTTAAAGTGCCTGATCCAACAAGCGTCCATCTTTTTTAGGTTCTTGAAGTTTTGCTAAAAGCGAAAACAAATATAACAAAAAAAATAAATAATATTGAATAAATGTTTAAGTGTGGTTCTCCACAAATTCCCAGTATATGTTCTATAGTTTCCATTATCTACCTTGACCTTTATATTTTTTTAAATAATTTTTACTTGATTTTAATTTACTGCTTTTAGTTTTTGCGTGTATGCCTTTGCGCTTTTTGGCATTAGATTTGTATATATTTACGTTAATCTTTTTTGCCATTTCTTACCTTTTCAATCGACCTTCCTCCGAAATAAGCACCTATCACAGTTATAAGGACTAGCTGTAAAAGATCAGTCCATTTTTCTTCTACGTTAAATTTTATACTGCCAGAATCTATAAAAACTAAAAGTACAGTAGATACTATTAAAAATATTAATACAATAGGTCTTACACTTTTTGTAAGTGTGTTTCCGTGTTCAAGGTCTGCTTTCCATCTTTCAGTTACATTATGTTGCATATCTGCTTCGGCATTTATGAACACTTCTGTCATCTCTTTTTCAAACCTTGCTTTTTCTTCTTTGCTAAATGTATGCTTGTCTATGATATTGCTTATAGAGTTTGCAATACCTCCACCAGCACCACCGAATATTTTACTTAGTATATTTTTCATCTTTCTAATATTAATGGCATTATAGTTACTGCAATAGCAATTATAATTAAAAATATATAACTTAAAAAATCAAATAACTCATTCACTTGAACACTTTTTTCTCGATATTATCAAGTCTTCTGTCGTGTTGTTTTTCTATGTTTTCTATTTTGTTTTCTAAAAATTGTATTTTTTGTTCGAGTTTTGAAATGTCTTGTTGTGGTGGTAAAAGTTTTGCTTGTGCAATATCATTCTGTAGAGTGCTGTATGTAAATATAAGTGATGCAATCCCACCGATTAAAAGCATCAAAGTTTTTAAATCTAAATTTAAATCTGGCTTTCCGTCACTATCTATGTCTAGTCCTATTTTTTTTTCTTCTATTCCCATTAGCTATTTGTAATATCTATGTATTTAGTTTTTCCGTCATCTCTAACAGCTTTCAATATTCTATTTCTATTTTTTTCTTCGCTTACATAAGAAACGTGTACCCAGTCAGGATTATCTTCATTCCCAAATTCCCAGATCATTTGATCAAAACAAAGTTCATCTTTTATAAATGCAAACATTTCTGCGTTTGTTTTATGTCCGTAAACATCGTCTATGTCTATTGCTTGTCCTTTACAATGTTGACTTCTACTGCTGCCACCTATGGCTTCGTTTAATGCTGGTGATCTATAAAAACTATTCACTTTGATTGCACCACCCACCCAAGCTCTTAGAGGTTCAAACACTTTATCTGCAAGTTCTTTCATATTACTAATTGCATCTCCGTTTGGAGTATTGTCAATACCTAATCGTAAAGCAGTAATACTTTTCGTTGCTTCTTTTTCAGATATATGTTTACTAATCATAATTTATTAATTTGTTGATCTACGCCTTGTATTCTCTAACATTAGAACATTTATTCTATTTTGTAT